TCGGGTTCAGCGTTTCCCGTTGTGACTTCGTTGTTCATATAATTCCACTCTTCAACGCCGAGCGACAGCTATGTTGTGCATTATAGCACACGAAATGCGTGCTATGAAATTATTCGGCAACCGAAGGCTGCCCCCAAGTAGACATTGTCAGGATCTGATCGTAACTAAGGATACGCCCTGATAGCTGCTGGATCTTGTCAGTTGGAGCATCGTGCATTTCTCCGATGCACTCCTCCCTCAAGTCATTGATTAACTCAATGAATCGCTGGAACTGATCGTGCCGCTGCAGGTGCTCTATGTCTTGTTCGATTGTTGGCTTTTCCATATTATTTATTTTTTGAAAGATATTCCTTTAAAGCTTGTTTCTGCTCAGGTGTAGCTTTTGCACTGGAGTCACCGCTGTAAACTCTAGCAAGAATAGTTTGTTTCATTGCTGTTGGATTATCTGCGTATTCCGTTCCTTCAAAGAATTTAACTTGATCGGGTGTAACTTCAAACTCTGGAACAAACTCATCTTGTCGCATCTTCAAGCGAATAGCTTCATTCTCTGCTACTGCTCCTAGTTGTTTCTTTGATAAAGAGCTGTAAGGGTTGAGGATAATGGTATTGTCCTCCGCTGCCATACCAGCTACTTCGGGTCTATCCGAAAAAAATTGATCCTCTCCAGGATATAACTTTTCACGAATAGGAAACCCAAAGAGCTTATCGGATGCCCGTTTATTTGCGTATTCTCCTGGGGTCATATTAGTATTGAGGCATTGCTTGAGTTTGTACTTCCCCCATCTGCGCAGGGGTAGTACCTATACGACCAATCTCAGCGTTCTGCATTTGTTGCATCTGGAACTGATACTGACCTGCGTACTTCTGTAGGCGTTCAGCGAAGGCTTCGTCTTCCTGTAACTTCTGCTGAATGTCAGGCTGTTGTCCGTACTGCTGTAGTACCTGCATAGCAATCTGACCACCGCTTGCACGGGCTGGCATTTCAATGCCTGCATAGATCTTAGTCAGGTCATCAGTTACATCTTTGACTACCTGCTGCTGCGCATCCTCTACAGGTGTAAGAACGGAGTCAGCTAGAATTGGATCAACACTGCTTGCCATCACTGCAAGTAGTTTGTCAACGTCTATACGGCCATTGCGGTCCAACTGGATAAGTTGCGTCATCTGAGCTAGTTTAACTTCCTGGGACTTAGGATCCGTGTTTAATACATCGTAGTTAATAGTAATATCAAAGTCTGCGTCAGGGTCACCTCGGTCCATTACTTGTGGGTCAGGTATTCCAGTTACACGGAAGAATATTTCGTCTGGTCCAAAGCGTTGGAAGCAACGGTACGCCATACGCATAACCTCTGCATTGTGCTGCAGGAACTTGTCCACTAGGAACTGCTTACGTACACTAGAGATTTGAGAGTTTTCATCTAGTCCTACTAGGCGGTCCGCTAAACTTTCTAAGGTTTCCTCGATTTCAATAGAACCAACAGGCGCAGGGGGGACAGGAGCAAAGTCCAAGTCACCCTTGCGGCGATAAGGAATCATACGACCTGGACCCCAGTCGCTAGGCGCCTGCCCTACTGGGTGCAGGATAGGTGGTAAAGTAGCTAGGCTATTGCGGTCAATGCGAGAGTCCCGCTCTACCTTTACTTGATTCTGGATGCCACGTAGCAAGTCAGGCAATGTAGTAGTATCGTACAGACGCTTGCTGTCTTCAGACAACTTAGTGACTACAACAGGGTAGTCCTCGTAGCCGTTGAGGAGTTCACGCTTTGCAAACGCTGGTGCCTCTCCGTTACCTCCGTCGTATTCCTTGTGCAATACTGTGCAGTAAATACCTTCTGCTCCATCTTCAGGGTCGACCAGCCGTTGGTACGCATACACGATTTCTATTAGTTCATTTGCTTCGTAAGCGTTATCGGTCAAGCTAATACTACGGCGGCCTTCCTGTTCTCTTTCAATGCTATCAATGTTTACCCCTCGGTAGTGCTCTACAATGTAGTCAACAAAGTCTGGATCCCATCCAGAAGTTGCTACCTTATTTTCAAGCTCCTGAGCTGTATAGTAAGTCCTCCAGAAGCAGTAAGGTGCCCGCTGAGGATCTGTTACATACGGAGGAAAAAAGAAGTCCCCATCTGGGGCTAGTGTCTTAATCTCTGGTGCGTCTACCTGTCGGCGAACAACAGGAAGCTCTGCTTCCCCTTCGTCTCGAAGTTCCTTAATCGCTTTCTTCGCCCGCTTTTCAGTGACTCCATTAAAGATGTTTTGTAAAATAAGTACTAGTTCGTCGTCATTTTCTCCTGACTGCACTGCACCAAAAATGTTTGGGTCTAGTTCTGCAATTTGCTCTAAGGTCAGCTTCTGTAAGAACTGACGGTCCTCTGCGTGCCAGCCTACATAGGTGATAAGAAGTCCTCGTTCTAGTAAGTAGTTAGCACCTAACTCCATTTCACGCTTGTAACGAGGGATATATCCACTGGTTACCATCCACTTTAGAAATGAAGATACGATCTCTGCACGAGCGATATCATTGGATTCCACTGGGTAGGCACGTATATTAGACCGATTCAGTGAAGACATAAACAAGGAAACTAGCCGTGTAATACGTTCGTCAATTACGTGGCTCTCTGTATCTGATGCTCCCTCCCACGGAAATGCATCTGCACCATGCTTGCGGTGATCTCGGCTCTTGCCTGGCCACCAGTTGCGGCGATCATCGTAACTAGTACGGCACAAATCAAAATAGGCCTCCAGTTCGTTTACTGTTTCGTCATATGCACTTTGAAGCGCACGGATATCTGGAGATGCATCAACGTATGTTAAAGCTTCAAAAGTGGATTTATTTTGCATTTAGTTTTTTTCTAGCAGATTTAGTCATCTCGTGGATGTAACCTTTGTGAACTCCAATTCTATCACATAATTCTTGTGGTCGCATTGGTTGGTCTAATTGATGCTTTACGTAGCGATTCAAGTACTCCCAGGCGGCTAGTCGGTCTACCTGCTCTTCGATCCATTCTGGATCTAAGGTAATGTCTTCTTCGGGTAGATTCATTTTACATAGCGATAAGACGTTCCTCGGTCATCTGTGATGGCCTCTACGTTTACGTTTTTACCTTCTGTCAGGAAGTGCTCTAGCTTACGAGGAATGACCGCTGGTACCTTCTTCTTGATCTCCCTGATGTACACGTAGATGTAACTTCGGTTGGGTGCCTTGGAGTGCACTACTCCTCGATAACGCTTAGGCGTAAGCTCGGGAATGTCTACGGCTTTCTCTAGTAACTCCTGGCCTTCTTCGTTAATCCATCTGGCGTAGCCAGTACCAGTGACGGTATGCTCTGGTAGTTTGCTTTCTATTAATTCAATAAGGTAGTCCAGCTCTACGCTGTGCTCCTTTGCAATTGTTTGTACTCGTTTCTTGGGCATATTAATATCCTCCTTGATTTGTTCTTGTTGTTTGCATCGAGGCATTAGACATAAAGTCTGGACCTTCTCCGCCGTTTGACATTCGCAAATAACGGATAACGTCAAAGAAATCCTTCAGTGGCTCGTCGGCCTTGCCTTGCGAGTTGTAGTTAATAAGGCTGTCGATGAGGTTTCCGCATTCCTTATGGATGTAGCACAGGGGCCTGTTAGCTTCGTCGACCCCTACATTTGGGTTATAGTTAAACCAATCATCGAGGGCAGTAATGCCCTGGTCTTCCATCGCTCCATTGGACGGAACAAAGCTTAGGCCGAAGTCATAAAAAGAAGTAAACAGGTCGTCATTGTTTTCGTTTTCCTTGGCAAAGAAACGGGAGTCACCTATGCGCTCGGTTACTTCTATGCCAAGGTCCTCTTCTATTTCATTAAACAGCTCGCAGTATCCTTCTACGTTTAGTCCTACTTTCTTAGATGCAGGGCCGTATCTCCACTTAGGATCTCCGAAGATAGCCCATTCCCCGAATGTATCACGGTCAGGCCACTCCTTTCTGATGTATACTTCTCCGTGCTCGTTTACACCAGCCCAGATGCAGGTGTAGTTCCTTGCACCAGCAGGGTCAACTACCTGGTAGCAGCTGAACTGCGACTTATCTGAAATGTCAGGGAACTGCATCCCGTACTTATTAGGTTCGCTAGATAGTACGTTTACTTCAGTATTGAAGTAAGGAAGCAAAGCATTTGCTGATTTAACTGGTACGCCGTAGGCACGGACCATAATCTCTGACTCAGGCCTTCCAGCCAGGTCCTTAGCGATTCGCTCATAACCACCAAAAGGGTTCTCGTCCGAGTGCAGGTATATTACAGATGCATCACGGCTAGGGCTGTACTGCTCGATTGGTACTGCTTTGTTGTCCAGTAAAGCCGCAGGCTTAGTCCTTAGGGTTTCTGCATTCTTTAGGTAGTCCGATATAAAAGGTGTATAGCCGTCAATCGGGGTAAACCCAATCAGCATCTTAGAGTCCCTGGTAGCTAGGCGGAACCGTAATGTATTTACCAAGGCTGCATCGCCGAGGTACTCGTCGAGCCAGGCACCTATGTTCAAGCCCTTAGGTTGTCTGAACCCGAACTCAAAACCCTCGAGGATCGTCTGGTTATTGCTGTACTGAGTATATGTCTTAAAGTCTACTCGGGTCCTGGTATCAGGGAAAATGAAAGAAGAGGCTGTAAACCCGTTCTGCATAGAGTAGTTAATATACCCGTCTACGCTCTTGGTCTTGCGCTTGAACTCCTTGGGCATCATCTCCCAGATTGCAGCCTGCTGCACCTTGATAGAGGTGTCAGCATTCTGAGAGAAGCATACGATATGCCCGTCCATACTTTCCGTGACGGCCTCCATCAGCATCTTGGCGCATCCAGTAGTCTTGCCGCTTCGATTACCTCCCAGTGCCAGGACTTCATTATTTGTACGTAACCCTGTACGTATGCGGTCCCATCCTGCTAGGTCAAAGCCGTAGCGTATAGGGTCCTCGTATGCTGCTTGTATTCTACCTTCGTGAGCTTCGTGCAGTGCAGCTAATAACTTAGGGTCCTGCTCACCAAGCAGGACTATCTCCTCATCTGTAGGAGGCCGCACTATAGGGTGCTCTGTAAAAGTAATCGGCATTACTTTGACTTGGCTGGCTTGTCCATCTTCTGGACTGCTGGCTTCTTACTCCAGTCAATATCGTCGTAGTTCTTACGCTGTTTCTCAGCATTGTGTCCCTTGCGGGGTGCGCATCCTTTACCCATTGTCGTAATCTCTTGTTAGTTCTTCTCCTAGTTCGTACATAGCACCAGCCACATTGTCCTTGTCGTGACCGCCAGCCAAGCAAAGAAGGTACATCTCCTGCACAAGCTCCGTAGTAGAAAGACTGTAATCGAACTCAAAGGTTCTCGTCTCTGATTGCTCCTCTAGTATTAGTCTAGTTCTGCGCTTTTCCATTATATCAATCCTCCTGCACTAGTTCTACCTTTTCGGCTTGCTTTAGTTTCTCGATTCTTTCTCGGGCCGCCTTGATCGTTTCGTCGTAGTCCTCCTGTGTAATAACCTGGCGGTCCTCTGTAATCTGCGTGGCCTCGCCACGGGAAGTAAATGCCTGCCTTGCTGCATTAGATACCGAAATTGAAATCTCCTTGAGGTCCCTGACCGTAGGCTTTAACTCCCCTGACTCCAGGTCCTGACGTACAGAGTTAATAAGGTCCTCCTCTAGGCTAGATAGGTTCAGGTAATTCTTAGCGGCAATCTTGCCGCTTAACTCCTTGAACTTGCCAAGGTGATCCGTGTAGTCCGACAGGACGCTGATGACTGTCTCCCGATCTATGCCGTACTTCTTAACAATGCGGGTCTGGCTACTGCCAGTACTATAGAGGTACAAAATAGAAGCAACCTTGTCAGGGTTATGCCTGGACAGGCTACGTACCTTTTCGACCTCCTTCTTTTCAGCAACTTCCCAGATAGCTCCTTGGATTTCTTTCATCAAGGATGCCTTATCTTCAGGTGAATTTTCCTCTAGCATTTTTATATTATTTGTTAAATGTACTTGACAGTCAACTAAAAAGTACTGTATAATCTATTTATACTCCTTAAGGAGTCCAAGCCTTAAAGAGCTTCCCGTCCCCGTAGGGGCAAGGGAATTAAGGTAGCCAAAGGAAAAAGGAATCATAACAACACTCCTTAAAGAGTACAGGAACGGAATAGGACTCCTTAAAGAGTACAGGAACTTGATAGGGGCCAGGTACCCTGGCCTATGAGTTAGGTATTTTTTTAGAGGGTGGTTTATGAATACACATGTCAGACTCGACTGATATAAGTTACCCCCACCCCCCCCATTCACTGCAAGGCAACGCAAGCTACCTTCACCCACTAATGCACTACCGAACCCAGCATTAGCCCAGCTTATAGCCGCTCGGGGCATTAGCACTCCTTATCAATAACCCCAGACAGGATCCGCATTAGACCAGCTTATGGAGACGGGGCCTCGCATGTGAGATTAGTTTTTCTTCTTCGATGAGTGAAAGCATCCACAGCATAAGTCAATCTACTCTACTCTACTCTACCTCCTAGAATTAGCACATCTACTTCTGGGTCATCTTGTACTCCTTAAGGAGTGTTCGTAATAGTAAAGGGGATTCAGTCAAATGATAAGAGCCGCTGTTTGCGGCTTTGCATTATAAGATCTACTTTAATGGAGGGGATTCAGGGAGAGTAATTTTCTGTCCGATGCCAAAATCCCGAAAAAAGTCGATTTCAACGAGAATGCCTTTTTAGAGCTTCCAAGGGTCTATGTACCAATCGAAAATCGGACACAGCACAGAGGGGCTGAGGTGCCCTGCTGTCGATTTGATTTTTGGGTTTTTAGAGCATTATCAACGACTTACAAAAGTCTATCAACGACTTACGCAACTGCTATCAATGACTTACAGAATTCTATCAACGACTTACGTAATTAATTGGGAAAATGGCTGAAAATGGTATATTCAGATCGCCGCTGTCTGCGGCTCTTCATTTGGCTCTTATAAAAAGCATAGGATTTGACCTGCACATGTATGGCACCTGCAAAGTCCGATTGAATTAAAATGAAAATAAAATAAAATTTATTGAATTAGGTATTGACAACGCACGAGTTATGCACACTCTGGGAAATGTAGCACCCGTTCTTTGACAGTCCCAGTACCACCTGCCCTCGTGAGATACACGAGGTGGGGTCTTCGCCGCTTGCGGTCATATCTCGGAGAATTGAGATATGGGAAGTGTAGACCTGCGGATTGCATCCGCTTGATGACGTGGTAAACAGGGCATAAATTGGTAAATCAGCCGCAACCAGCGGGCGTCTCAAGCCGCCGCAAATGATGAGAGCCAATTAACACAAACCAACACAAACCAACACAAACCAACACCGCTAAGACTATGAATAAAAAAAAATTCTTAATTGCTCTACCTACCTTCCCTTGCAAAAAAAACTTCAACCATCAAACTATTCTTTTATCCGCAAAGGATGAAAACGATGCAATGGACTTGCTTTTCCATTTGCGCCCTCATACTCAACACGTTGGGAAAATAAGAGAAGTTAAATCTTAAACCATCAAACCAATAAACAAACCACGCACACAACACAAACCAATATACATTATGCAAACAATCACAGCACACGCAAATCAGATTGCCCGAGATTTAATCTTAGACAGCGGTGAAGTTCAAATTCAGCTATGCAGTCCAGCTGGTGGATATGTTCTGGCGGTATCCGCCGAGCGCTCATACATCGAAGACAATGAGACAGGCGAATGCGTCACCGAAAAGGTCGACGTGAAAGACGCTCTCGACGAGTTGATTTACTTCTTCAACAAGGACAACTGCTACCAACCAGATGGCTCAGTAGCCGCCGAGATCGACGGCGAATGGTACACCATCATCTATAAGGTAGAGGGTGGCTACGCAGGAATACAGATCGCCTAGATCACACAGCCTCCAAGCTTTTAGCTTGGGGGCTTTTTGGGTATAAGCACATCTGCTTCAACTAACACCTAGCACATACCAACACATACAAACTATGAAAATCAAATTACCTAGCGTAAACGAAGTACTCGACCGCAAAAACTGGACAGGGCACACACTAGCCGAGCTGGTTTCATTCGGACAAGTAAGTCCCAATGATGGTGCCGACAAGTGGATCCAAGCCCTTCAAGCCGAGCAAATCAAAGATGGCTACCAGGTCCCGCTGGATTCTATCGGCGAGTACATCAAAATCTGGGAGCAGTTAGAGTACGAAGTACTAGACCGCCTAGTTGAAATCCAAGCGCAATCTTAATCCAACAGCCTCTCAGCTTACCGCTGAGGGGCTTTCTGGGTAGCAGGGCTATCCTAGCACTCGCAACCTAACACAGCGCCGTACAGCGGCACACAGGGGCACTAAACTATGAATACTACAGAAGACGAAGTAATTAGCACCGAGCAAGAGGCTCGCAACCAATCCGAAATCTGCCAGTTCTGCGACAGCGACGATATGTTTGTCGGCGGACTGTGCTTCCGCTGTGCCCAAGGGCACTACGAATAAACGAATACACACATACACAATGAACAAACCAGAAAACACTTATTACAACGTTTGCATCTTAAAAGATTTCCAGTGCTTTGCCAAAGACGGCTTCAACATGTTAAATGAAAACTGTGACATAAACCCAGCCTTTTATGATCTCATTGAGGCGGACGCTTGCGGTAACATCATAAAAGTTGATAACCAACCTGTTACTCAAAACGGCACAGTTTACTTTTTGTAAGATTAAAAGTCGAAACGCCTAAGGGCGTCTACTGGGATGGCTACCAGTACTGATGAGACAGCCAAATAACCAATAACCCACATACACACATAAACACATATGAAAAGAGTAGCATACATACACGAAGCCTGTACTGGATACTGGCACATCAGTGACAACGAAAGAGAGATCCTTTCAGAAGAGGGGATCGGTTACGATACCGAGAGAGCCGCCATCAAAGCCGCCCGACAGGACGGTTGGTTCACTCACCGAATAGACCTTAAAGGAAGGGTAAGGAAAATATAAGCTTGTAACTCCTTAAGGAATATAACTCCTTAAGGAATATAACTCTTTAAGATTAATGCCCCTTCAGGGCAAACTCCTTAAGGAATACATTCTTAATTATAGAAACCAAAATAAAACTGTCAAGGAAATTATGAACCCAGAAATATTAGACCTACTTATGAACTTCGAGATGGGCGAGCTGGACTCTCAAGGTACGCTCCGCCTATTCTCTGCACTAATCAGTACTGGTGCCCTCTCGCACCTGCAAGGGCACTACCAACGTACAGCAATGGATCTTGTAGATGCAGGATACCTCGCAAACAATGGAGACATACTAGCATGATGAAAAACAAAAGAGACAGACGCACAAACCTCGACGACCTCATCCAGGGGGGAGACCGAGTCTTTCACTCAGCCTGCATACTGCTTGGCTGTTTACTAAGTGGTAGCATACTGCTACTAATTGCCATAATCGTAACTGAACTAAACTAAACTAAATCATGGAAACAATAAAGCTATACACGTACCCTCAAGGGGTAGCGAACAAACTAGGGCAGGACACTTACGTTCAACGCCTCAATGAACTCAACAGGTTTGATGACTGCCTAGTCATTGACCTTGAAGAAGGCGATCAGTACTTCGTGCATCCAAAGGAACTGCCCAGCCGTACACCCGAGGACATCCTCAACTTCATCGAAAATAAGCAAATTGACATACAGTACAATACTGATGTAGATGGAAAGACTACTAGCATCGAGCTGTACTCGTGGGAGAATAGGATCTCGCACACGATAAACACTAGCTCCCTTGTTGATGCCATCAACTTCTTGATGGATATGGATGAACAGGAACTATAAGGGTTGACAGTGCATAGAGTGAGTCATTCAATATTAGGATGGCTCACTTCTATGACTGCACTGATACACTAGATGCTTTCCTTCGGGAAGATATCACCACCGTAGCACAGGCTCGAAAAGTCCGTGCTATTTATCCAAGCGTTACTACTGTACTGGGCATCTGCAAAGATGAATTCCTAGATAGCATATACAAACCATCCAAGATGGTTGAACTAGGCAGGAGCAACCCTCACGTGCATTGGCGAGAGGTTGAACGCCTATGCTATGGGGTGCGAAAGCACCCGACCGATGGATCACTGATACCATCATCTGAATTTGGCACAGCCGTGCATAAGCGTATCGAAGACTTGATACAGGCTAAGATTCACGGCCATGAACTGGGCGAGTGCCCTTACAATGAATGGGCACTGCCCTTCCTTGAGTGGATCGAAGAGGCGCAGGTAAAGCCACTGGCTACTGAGTGCATCGTCGCCGACCGACTGATCAAGATAGCAGGAAGCGTAGACTTCATTGGGTATGACTACGACGGTAAGCTTTTTCTGGCGGACTACAAGTGCCGCACCAATACCAAGGGTAAAGCTAAGGTATACGACAAGGACTGCGAGCAGTTAGCTATCGAAGCTTTCATTATACAAAAGGAATACAAGTTGGAATACACCCCAGAATGCAGGTCAGTAGTCATTGACTGCGACACCAAGAAGCACTGGCATCACGTGTGGAGTACAGACGACGTAAAGAAGGGGATTGCTAACGCCAAGCTCATGGCTAAACTTTATTGGAATAAGAGGATGCAGAAATGAAAGACCTCTACCCTATAGACTGGACGGAGAAGGGGCACTACCTTCGGAATGATGCCATACAACTCGACGGCTGTGACTCAGCCGTTATAGGTATAACCGAATCGGGAGAACTCTGTTACAGTTATGAACTCCTAGTGGACGTGTTCGTTACACGGGATGAGATGACCTACGACGAGGCTGTCGAGTGGGTCGAGTTCAACGTCGTATCATTACTGGGTTACGGTAAGTTTACCCTGATCTATACCGACCTATGATCTTTGAAATAAGGTATAAGAATGCTAGTATGCCAGAAGGTTACATAGGTAAGTGCATCAAGCATGCACATACCAAGGAGCAGGCACTCAAATACTTCTCACCGAAAAAGCCAGACAAGCAGGGCTGGACTCGGACAAAGCACAAAGCACAAGTACAAATCCTAAGCGTAAATGAAATACCTACCGAGTATGAAGACGCTTGACTTTATAGACAGCCCTAGTTGGAGCAGAGGTCAAAAAGTAGAGACTTCCTTTAAGGATATACTAGACAGACGTGGTATAAAATACAGGCGGGCAACCCTCGAAGAGCAATACAAGCACTTTGATTATGTCACTGATCGAGGTACGATAGACGTTAAGGCTCGAAAGAGGGTCAACAGAGGGGACAACTCTGAGCAAGACGAATTAGTCTGGCTTGAATTTAACAATACCGCAGGGAAAAAAGGATGGCTAACATCCGATGTAGATTTAATTGCCTTTGAGAGAATGAAAGATTTTGTTTTAGTTCGGAGGCAATCACTTTACGAAATGGCAATCAGTAAGTGCAACCTTGACGATAGGGTTAGCCGAGGGTCTGAAGCTTTATACAAGGGATACCAAAGAAGCGGGAGGAATGACCTGCTATCTATTGTAAAGATGGAAGACATATTAAATTTAACGGTTAAGATCATAGAAAAGTAAATATGAAATACCTACCAAGCAGCAAACTCAAGCAGTGGAGGCAGGACAACAAGCCGAAGGTGTGCCCGATCTTCAAGTGCAAGGTCAATGACGCAGTAGTAGATCACTGCCACAGAACGGGATTAGTCCGAGGTGTACTGCACAGGCAGAGCAACGCTTGGGCAGGTAAGATCGAAAACTCTTGGAAGAGATTCGGGCAAAACAATTCAGACCTTACTTTATCAGAGGCACTACGTGCCTTGGCTACATACCTTGAGGAAGCTCGGACCGACATACTGCACCCAGTAGGGCTTCGGCAGAAGTGCAACCGCTTTGACAGGCTATCAAAAGCCGAGCAGATAGACACTTTAATACAATTAAAATGCGAACAGGATGAGATTAATTATTGCAAGAACTCAAAGGATCGCACAGTATGCTTTCGCACTGCACTTCTTAAGCAGTGCACTTAACTAATAGCACATAACCAATAAAACATATGAACATACTACAAGAAATACAGTCAGAGCTGAAAGCTCCTAAGGGTCAAAGGAATAACTTTGGCAACTACTCATACCGATCAGCCGAGGACATCCTCACTGCGGTTAAGCCACTACTAAAGAAGCACGGAGCGTCACTCATATTGACTGATGCACTGGTGGCACTTGAAGGACGCATCTTCGTTAAGGCTACAGCTGTACTGCATCACGATGGTGGCACACCATTTACTGCTGATGGCTTTGCCGAGCACGCAGTTACAAAGAAGGGAATGGATCAAGCACAGATCACTGGCTCGGCCTCATCCTACGCACGCAAGTATGCACTCAACGGACTTCTCTGCATCGACGACACAAAAGATCCCGATGCAACAAACACTCACGGGAAGGGTGAACCTTCCTACAAAAAGAAAACACAAACCCTGGATGGGTTAATATAATGGATAAGCAATACGACAACAACAACAGCGGTGCCCTCTTCCCTAACAATCGTAAGGAGAAGGAGACTCACCCTGACTTGAACGGCTCTTGTGAAATTGAAGGCAAAGAGTACTGGTTCAAGGCGTGGAAGAAGACCAGCAAGAATGGCCTGCCATTCCTGTCGGTATCATTCGATCCTAAGGAGGCGGCACCAGCCGTATCATCGGGAGTTGCACCTACTAACGATGACCCTATCGACTTCTAATATATGGAGTTTGATAAGCAATGGTGGGAGCAATTCCGCCGCAACGAAGTTGATGAAATACTCAGCTTCACTGCTAAAAAGAACAGTGACTACACGGGCGGCCAAGATAACGGCAACCCCTTTGCGAACTTCGATGAAAGCTCGGAGTTCGGTGTAGAACCCCTCACTGGTCTATGCGTACGGATGGCAGATAAGTTCCAGAGGGCTAAGGCCTATTGCAGGGACGGCAAACTATCCGTAAGCACCGAGGGTGACCAGACAGCCGACATCTTTAGAGATCTAATCGGATACTCATTGGTTGCCTTAGGTATGCTCGAGAGACAATCTCGAGAACGCCAACCATAACTACACCCTAACCGCCAGCTGGAGTCCTACCCTCCAGTTGGCTTTAGGATTTTAATAGCACAAACCAAAATATGACAAACCATGACAAACCTAATAGAAGCAGACACAGAACTGCCAAATAATTTATCAGCAGAGCAGGCCTTGATTGCCTGCTGTTTACTGGGGGATAACTCAGACGCATACGATAGTATCTCTAGCTTAGTACGGGCCGATGACTTCTATGCTTTGCGGCACCAACTAGCATACCAAGCTATTGCCGACCTAGCAGGATCGGGAGAACCAATTGATGAAATCAATTTAGTTGAACGCCTCAAGGTCAACAACTGCATCGACGAAGTCGGAGGTGTAGTAGGTGTAATGGCACTGGCTGACGGGGTTGAGACGACTGCATCAGTCCGCAACTACGCAAGCATCGTAAAGGAGAAGAGCAACCTACGTAAGATGCACCGTGCCTATAAGATGGCCGCTGAACGTGCCGCTTCCGAGCAACTGGATTCCTCTGAGATTCAGGGCCAGATCGACAGCGAGCTTGACCTAGTCAACGGTAGCGAGTCAGGGGTAGAGAAGATCTCTAACTCGGTTGAACTGCTCAGGGAAGAGTTCAAGCAGATGCAAGAGGGCACATACGTCAAGGACGTAGTTAAGACTCACATCAAGCACCTAGATGAGAAGCTCGGTATGGGCGGCATCGGTGCAGGTGAAGTCTGCATTGTCGCTGCACCTACCTCTTGTGGTAAGTCCGCCGTGGCTATTAACATTGCACTGCGTGCAAGCAAGATTGATTCGGTACCTTCTGCTATCTTTTCTTTTGAGATGCCTCAGAAGCAGATTGCTAGACGTATGCTGCAGACCCTAAGTGGGGTTAACCTTCGTCAAGTCGAAGAGAACGTAGCTACACCTGCAAAGCTTAAGTCCGTGCACGCAGCAACTGAGTTGCTTGATGGACTGCCAATCTATACTGTGCATAGCGTCAAGGGTGCAGATGATTTGAGAAGTCAGATCAGACTGCTGGTCCGTACGCACGGGGTAAAGCTAGTGGTCATTGACTACCTGCAGTTAATCCCATTTGGCAAGAGCGTAGGTAAGACCGAGGGTATCTCAAACATCTCTCACAAGATTAAACAGATAGCAGTAGAGCTAGGCATCGGTATACTACTACTAGCGCAGGTCAACCGAGAGGGTGCCAAGCGTGAAAGCGGCCTGTCTCTTTATGATCTTAAGGATTCTGGTGACATTGAGAATGACGCAGACGCAGTCGTACTTATGTGGCCAGAAGGAGGGGACGTTGAGTCCGCTAAGAAGTTCGATTCAGTCGGACCATACACTGAGTTGCAATACTCAGTTGCTAAAAATCGAGAAGGCGAACGTGACGTTCGTGGAATCTTCAAACTATATCACTGCGTAGGAATAATAAAGTAATGCTAAACAAAATAACACTAATCGAAATCGCTGCAGAAAAATTCTGCACTACATCTAATGTCATTCGGGGTAAGTCCCGCACTCAACGAGCATCCTACGCCAGGGATGCAGCATCGTATATGATGCACCTGCAGGGGTACACTCACGAAGAGATTGCACGCTGCGTTAACAGGCACCGTACCAGTGTCTCCAAGGGGCTGGACCGAGTGCACGAACGTATGCGTTCCAACGCTAAGGACTGCATTGTGTATCACAGGAGCCTCAATGAAGCCTGCCTAGACGCAGGCATACCAATCGATGAAGTTATCCAAGAAGATTAAGCTGGAATACTGGCAGGCACGATGCACCGCCGAGCCGTACGATAACCTAGATTCAATGCTTGAAGAAGCACTGGATGAACTAGAAGAAAAATACAATGAGTTGCTGTCACAAGTTGACCCAATGAATTGTGACAATATAAACTCACATAAACTCACATAAACTCACATAAACTCACATAAACTCACATAAACTCACGCACTCAAAGTTAAACAAGGGTTGATTTCGGGGGCGGGCAACTAACAGCACTATGAAAAAACTAAGCGAAACATACAAAGAACTAGGGATTGCATTTAGCTTCCCTATCGAGATTAAAGACGACAATGGCACTGATACTTACTGGGAGGACAGTGATGGCTACTGGAGTAGGTGGAAGCGTGACGCCAATGGCAAACAGACCTACTATGAGAACAGCACTGGATACTGGAGTAGGTATGAGCGTGATACCAACGGTAAAGAGACTTATTATGAGGACAGCACTGGCTACTGGCATAAGTATGAGTACAATGCTGACGGCAATGAGACTTACTGCGAGAACAGCACTGGATACTGGCATAGGTATGAATACGATGCCAATGGCAATGAGACTTACTACGAAAACAGCGGTGGCTACTGGCGTAAGTATGAGTATGATGCCAAGGGCAATGAGACTTACCACGAAAACAGCAGTGGCTACTTGCGAGGCACACCTAAGACAGCCAAGACCTGCGAAGGTAAAGTCATTGAAGTAGACGGAACTAAATACAAACTCACAGCACTATGAAAAAACTAAGTGAAACACTAACAGAACTAGGGATTGCATTTAGCTTCCCTATCGAGATTATGGAAGCCAATGACAGAGTGACTTACTGGGAGAACAGTGATGGCTTCTGGGAGAGGTATGAGCGTGATGCCAATGGCTATGTGACTTACTGGGAGAACAGTGATGGAGCAAAGATGGGCACACCTAAGACAGCCAAGACCTGCGAAGGTAAGGTCATTGAAGTAGACGGAATCAAATATAAACTAAAAGCACTATGAAAAAACTAAGTGAAACACTAACAGAACTAGGGATTGCGTTCAGCTTCCCTATCGAGATTAAAGATGACAAGGGCAATCGAACCTACTGCGAGGCTAGTGATGGCTACTGGTGGAAGCGTGAATACGATTCCAACGGCAATGAGACCTATCAAGAGGATAGCGATGGCTACTGGCATAAGTATGAGTACAATGCTGATGGCAATGAGACTTACTACGAGAACAGCACTGGCTACTGGTGGAAGGCTGAGTACAATGCTGACGGCAATGAAACTTACTACGAGGACAGCAAGGGCGTAAAGAAAGGAACACCTAAGTCATCTAAGACCTGCGAAGGTAAGGTAATCGAGGTTGACGGAATTAAATACAAACTAAAAGCACTATGAAACTACTAAGCGAAACATATAAAGAACTCGGGATTGCTTTTAAATTCCCTATCGAGATTAAAGATACCAATGGTAAGAGGACTTACTGCGAGGACAGCAATGGCTACTGGTTTAAGTATGAGTACGATGCCAATGGTGAAGCGACTTACTACGAGGACAGCTATGGCTATTGGTACAAGCGTGAGTATGACTCCAACGGCAATCAGACTTATCACGAAGACAGTGATGGCTACTGGTTTAAGTATGAGTATGACTCCAATGGCAGAGTGACTTACCACG